TCATAAGCCTCCAATATTGGATGCACCTTGCATCAACGAAAACGCCGCTCCCAACGATTTCACACCATTTACTGCTGGTCCAACCAGTTTTATGAGCGCCCCGACCCCACTGCCCATACTCCCAATAGCCATCAAAGCAGGTCCAGTTCCGGCAGTAATACCCATGGCTGTCATGATGAACTTCTTCGTACCATCATCCATCTCATTGAACTTGTTGATCAGTTTAGTCGCTCCCTCGATGGTTTTTTTCACTTCTGGAAGAATGGCAGTTCCCAACCCTTTTTTCAACTGATCCAGCGCATCCGCCAGGTTGCTTGCACCACCGGCAGCCGTATTCATTTGCGCTGCCATCATTCCCCCAAAGTCCTGCTCCATCCCTTGCAAGATCGCATTGATCGCCTGTTCCGCCGGCACCAATCCTTTTTCCACCATCTTCATCGCTTCACCGGTGGTCATTCCCATGGCAGACGCCAGGTACTCCCACGCCGGAATACCCGTTTCCGTCAACTGCATCATTTCCTGTGAACTGGCTTTCGCCTTCGCCTGCATCTGCCCCAATGCCAGCACAACCCGATTCACCCCCTCAGCGCCAGCGCCCAACCCCGAAGTGGCGTCCCCTACCGCTGTCATCATGGGCAAAATTTGCTCTGCCGAAAAACCGAACGCCAGCATTCGCTTCGATGCATCTTCCAGATCATTAAATTCAAAAGGTGTTTCTCCCGCAAATTCTTGCAGCTCGCCGAGAAAAACTTTTGCCTTTTCCCCCGAACCCAACAACGTCGAAAAAGCCACCTGGCTTTGCTCTGCTGCCATTCCAGCACTGATCACGCTCTTTCCCAGCATCACCAACGGTGCAGTGATACCCGCTGTCATAATGGCTCCAGCTCCTGCTATTTTCCCGCCGGCATCCATTAACTTCGAAGATACCTTATCCAGCTCAGTATTAACACTGGTTGAATCCGCACCAATTTTTACCAGCAGATCAGCTATTTTGATCATGGTGCCTGCCTTTCATCGCTTTATACACGCCATTCTCCACATTCATCGCGCTCAGTATGGAGAGGAGCCATCCCACTGGTTGCTTCAATAATTCCCATGGTGCCACCCCGATCCACTTTGCCGCCTGCAACAAATTCCATTCATCCACGATTTCAGGAGCATCGAACATGTCAGGCGCCAGCAGATACTCCGTTAATCTTTTTTTTCAGGCTTACCCCAGCTTGCCATATCTGCCGTGATCGAATTCAGAATTTCCGACAAAAAGCCAACTGGAATATCTTGCTCCCGAATAGACTTTTCTGTTAATGGGATCATCATGTCATTCTCATCCACCACATCCCACGCAATAACCACCTTGCTTATCTGGTGAATGATCGAAGAAACACTATCCAGACCCTTCAATTCCGCCAGAAACGTTGGCGTTACCGCAGCAACTTTGTATTCAATATTTACTGACTCCCCCAAGTAAGAAACTTCGATCTTCCTCGTCTTCCTGGTTAGATCAATTAACTTCATTTTTCCCATCCATCCTTTTCTACCATTTGACCTTCCATATCTTTTTGTCATTGCGAAATTCCGCTTTTCGTAGGGTGTGGTCGCCCTTTGACCGCACCGTTTTCTTGTCATTGCGAGGAAACGCCTTTTGTTTCCGTGGCGATCTGCTTTTCCCTTTCGCGCTTTTCGTGCCTTTCGCGTCCTACAACGTCTGCACATCCGTTGTCACATCCAACTGAAAACTCTTACCCCACGTCGCATCATGCACCAACTCCAACCCATACTCCACCAGATACAAATTATCCTCATCAGAAAACTCGCTGACATCCTTGATCTGGGCTGGAAAATCCAACTGAAAAGTGTACTTATACGTCGAAGCGATTGTTGCCCCTTCCGCCTTCACCCTGATCCACTTCGTAGACCCCGCCCGCATCGTTGCGATCAAACCCATACCTTCCGTATCTGCTGCCAGCTTCAACTTTGCACTTGCCGACGGTTCCTTCTCCACCGTGACCGAATCCTGTCCCACTGGCCACGCATTCCCGATCTTATCCGTCAGCGACCACGACAAACTGAACCCGCGCGTCAAAGCGGTTGCAGTCGCCAACCCCGCCTGAGTATCCGCCATATAGAATTTCAAATGACCTGGTAACACCGGCTTTGGAGTCAAACTGGTTGGAGTGGCTGTCAAAGTAACACCCGTTTCCAACGATTTCCCGATCGCATTCCCCGAAATTGTCACCTCATTCCGGTTGAACGTGAACTCCAACCCGCTCACCCGCAAACCCGCCACACGCCAGGCGCTATTGGCATCACCCTGCTCAACCGTGAAAGTTTCCCCTTCATCCTCCGCACTGGTGTTGCTTAAAAACGTCCACAAATATGCTGTGGTTGAAGCTTGCTGAACTGGCGTCGGCATACTGAGCAGCGAAGATAACAGATACACGATTTCGTTATACGTTAACTTTCCCTCGACCTTCGCCTCAGCCCACTCCTTGTTCAAAGTGACGAAACTCGCATACTTGTTCCCCTTTGCCCTGAACGCGTCCGCCTCTACCTTCGGACTCGGAGTGATACTTACTGCCAGCAGCTTCTTATTCGCTGCTATTGCTGTCCCATGAGTTGACTCAACCCCTAACTGCACGCCCTGAAAAATACTGGCCTTTTCACCCATTTTCTATTCCTTTCCTATTCCTTCTTTCGTAGGATGCATTCGCAACGCACCATTTTTGCTTTTCTTTTCCCGTAGGGTGTGGTCAGCTTCATCGACCGCACCATCTTTCTGTCATTGCGTTTTCTGTCATTGCGAAGGAGTGCTTTTCACGACTGAAGCAATCTCTCTTTTCGTGCTTTTGGTGTATTTCATGGTTAATTGCCCTTCGGGTCAACCTACTCCGTATACACCTCAAACTCCTCGATCACCGTCCTGCACTCCCGTCCATCTCTTGATTCCGCCAACCGGTACGACCCCGTAAACCGACACCCAACCACGCCTGTACCACTTGCCTTATGCAAAATGGATCTCACCTGGTCCGCTACCCCTTCCAGATTCGCATACGTAGGCTCATCCTCGATCACCTTGACCCGCCAGATCTCCTCATCCATCACCCGATCACCAAACGCATTCTCCACCGGCACCGAAGACACAAAACTAAAAACGATCAGCGGATACGCTGTTCCTGCCGGCGCTTCATCCTGATAAATACGCGTGCTCACCGCTGCTGCGATCACAGCATCCTTTGATAACTTATCCGTGATCCATTCATCTGCGTTCAAGATCATTTCAAATACGCCTCAAGACTTTTCAAAGCCGCCAGAAACTTCGGTCGTACCTTTTGCGCCGCCGGAGTCATGAACGGTCTTGCCTTGATATGCTCCGTCCCAAATTCCAGAGCTGGACCATATTCCGAGTGCACCACAACCACATCCACACCCGCACTTTCCTTGATCACCTCGATACTGTTCACCAGGTTCCCCATATCAATTGCCGGAGCTTCACCTGGTGCACTCGCTCGATGATTCTTCTTCCCACGTGCATAAACTTTTCCATGTTTTGGTGAAGACATAGATTTCTTTGCGATCCGCTCCACCTCAAAAGCAGCCTTATCCACAATATCCTGCACAATACCAGGGAACCGGCGCTTGATCTCAGGGATCCGGTTATACGTGAGCTTGATCTCAGTTTTCATACCCGCACACATTCAACCTGCAAAGCAGTTTGCTCAGTATGCGAGAGCTGCGCCTGGATCGCGTAATTGACCCCGTTGATCTGCAACTGATCGCCTTCCTGCAGCGATGTATCCCACGGCAGCGTAATTACATAAACCTGAAAAGGTGTCTCCTGCCCGCCGAACTCGCCCTTTGCAAAAGACTTGTTCCCGATCCTGCCCTTCGTGGTCTCCACCGTGTTCATCACCTCAGACCAACCGCCAGCGCCATCCTGCGTTCTTGTCAAACGCTGAACATACACGGTTTCAGTCATCAGCTTTTCCTGATCCAGTCTCATCTTTCCCAGTTCAGTTGCCATAAACCTCCCTCTCATTCCTTCTTTCGTAGGGTGTGGTCAGCTTCATCGACCGCACCATCTTTCTGTCATTGCGTTTTCTGTCATTGCGAAGGAGCGTACTTTGCGACTGCGGCAATCTGCTTTTCCCTTTCGCGTCTTTCGTGGTTACCACTCCAAATCCTTCCTCACCTGTGGGATCACCTTCACTTGCTGCTTTTTCCGATACTCCGCTGCCAACTGCCGGTAAGCATCCTTCTTTTGACTCCGGTGCCTGGTCGCCCCGTCCACCGTGTAATCAAATTGATCCGCCACCTTTGCCGCCATCGCCTCCAGCAGATCAGCGCTTGCCCCATACAGGTCATAACTCCAGCCGGTCACCATAACAGCAGTTTGAGTCGTTGCAAATGTCCACCGCCCTGAAAGATTATCCGACACGCTCGGAGTCAACGCACTATACTGAGCATCCACCAGAGCTACATCACTTTCCCATTGCCCGAACGGAGCACGCCAAACTTTATAAACTGCGCTTCCGCTTTCATAACTGATCAACCCGATCAACGGCATGTACCGCGCTTCCCACCGGTGTGTATCCAAACCGTTTTGGATTTCCTGATCCGTCAGCACCTGGTCGGTTCCCGCTGGATCTCCAACCATCGTTCGCACCTGCGTGATCAATTCTGCCAAAGTTGTTCTTACTGCCATGATTTCAACCTTTTAATTTGGATGGTTGCACCCGGATGAGTGGAATTACCCAGGTACAACCATCCCCGAAACATCACAAAAATTAACTCTTTCGCAGGCTCCCGCGCCGTTCTTCCCCGCAAAACTGATGATGTCCAGCTTCGTGATGACGCCCGCCAGATTCGCCGGAGTGACCGCCCGCGCAGTATCTGAACCAGCAAGAGCTTCCGCATCCGTTGCCAGCTCTACGATACCATTCGCCGTCGCGCTGGATACTTTTGCCTGCAAACCAGCCGGTGTGACGCCTTTGGTGGTATCGGTCCCGGTGATCGTCTCAGCGCTGGATGCCAGCTCGATCAGTGTTGCAGCTTCGATGGTTTCAAAATTCTTGTTTAATTGCTTCTGCCAATCCAACCCCTGAACTTTTGCAAAATTCAATGTCATTCTTCACCGTCCTTTACAGGTTCAGGTTCTTCACTTTTTCGTGGTCGCCCGCCTGCATGTTTTTCTTTAGCCGGAATGGTTACCGGCTCATCAACTTTTTTATATCCGGCTCTCAAATAAAAAGCCGAATCCAGTTCCGGCACATCCATCGTTATGCCGTCCTTGTAGAGCAGCATGGATCACCTCCTTCCGGTTTAACTGTCCTTGATGTGACTGTAAATACCATCAACCTTGTTGTCATAGACAAAAGCATCATGGTACAACCGGTACTGGATTTTATGAGCATCCATTTCCTGATTTTCATCAGGACCAAAGATTTTCATATTTGCGTGCTTGGTTGCCTGTAAAACAGCAGTTGGGTGCAGCATCAAGAAATTGATGTCCCGTCCGGTGGAAGCGGTTTTTGCAAACCCGCCCGCGGTTGTAGATGACCCTGCATCCAGAGTGATACCCTTATAAAAACGGGTTTGCGGAACCATGATCAGATCCATTCCATCAAAACTCAAAACCCTGCGATCAACAGAATTTTCATTTCCCAGAGTTCTTGAAACAGCAGCTTCAATCATCCCTTTCACCGTGTCCGAAACGTACAGGATACGTCCTTCCTCGGGAACACCTTTGGAATTTAGAGCAGCTTTAGCTACATCCAATGCTGCCAGAACGGTTTCACTGGTCAATGTTGCCGGAGTTCCTACTGCCTGGATGCCAGACCACGAAGCATATTTGCTGAACCGGTAAGCATCCACTTCCGGTGCAACCTGAGTTCTGATGAACTCACCCACCAGGGTGCCAAATGCCTCACCCAGGCTTTCGTCATCATCCATCCGGTCAATGGAAAATTCCCGACCTCGCGAAGCTGCCAGAGTCAATGCTTCCCAGGTGCCGGTAACATCACCTTTGGGATAACCCCCTGTCCGGCTGTACGTACCCAGCCCCACGATAGAGGTTTTGAACACTTTCACAACAGACGCGCCGGCGAAATCGACCGGTTTGGTTTTTGCGTCCATTCGTGCGGTCAAAGAAGCCAATTTGTAAATTTCATCCAGAATAGGCTGAAATTTGGTTACTAGATCAATAGATTGAGTCATTTTTTCTCCCGTATACTATTTCTTTTCTTCTACCGGCAATCCTGCTGCCCTTCTCGCAGCAATAACCACCGGGTCATTGAGATCACCACGGTTCTTTGCCGGATTGCTAGAACTCGTTCCCGCTCCCGTCAGCCATGGTTTCTCAGTAATAAGCGATTTTAACAATTGCTCAGTATTGATAGGCTTGCCGTCCTTATATTCCAGCTTGCTCTTATCCAGCAGCTTGTACGCAGCGTCCGGGTCAACAACCCCTAACTTCCCTGCCACCAGCATCACCTCATACTGAGCAGATAATTCTTTCTGCTTTTCTGTTTGCTCAGTATTCAAACGGGTCAGCTCATCGATCTTTTCCTGAGCTTTTTGCAGATCGGTTTTCTTCTCATCGTCAATGGTTTTCAAACGGTTCACGGCAGTTGTTGCATCTTCAACCTTCTCAAACCCCAGCTTCTTCAACAAACTGGATTCTGCCTGTCGCGCTCGTTCTACAAACATCCGATCGAGATCAGCCTGCGTGTACGTCTTGGCATCAGCGCCAGCTCCGTTACTGGTATTGGTGGCCATATTCCCATCACCGCCGGAATTTCCGCCTTCTCCACCCGCACCGCCTTTATCTGCATCCAAATACTTACCAAATCGAAACATTATTTTCTCCCCGGCAATTCCGCTGCCGTAGCGTATTTATTTCACTTCTGTCAGGATGGCTTGTCCGTACTTCTCACTGATCCATCCCTCGACACTGACTCGCAGCCAGGTATTCCCGTTTGCGTCAGTTTTTCTCTCCAAAATTGCGCTTTCCGTGCCTTTATTCAGTACACCCAGCCGATTATTACTCTTTACTTCCGGCGATTCCCTGAAATTGATTTGTCCCGTCTTGACAACAGCTTTCGTTGATTCTTGGATAGGTTCATTTTCAGGCTTTTGCGGCTGATCAGGCTCCAGTATTCCCGTTTTCAACCCGGGCATCATGACCATTGCCTGCCATACATCCGGCAGCTTCACCGCGTGTTGCATACTCCACCAGGTAACACCAGGTGCGCCTAGTTCCCTTGCTCGTTGTTCGAACGCTGTTACTGCTTCCGGTTTGGCGGTTCCATCATCACCGATATACGCACGCCCCGCTGGGCAGATCGGCTTATCTGTTACTTCACGCCATTGTTGCCACGTTTGATCCAACAAATGAACCGCATTGGCAGCGCTTTCCCCACCCCAGTAAGTCATGGGAACCCCAAAATCTGCATCCCCATATTGAGGATTCATTGCCGCCCATAACACCTTCTTGGGGTGCCATTCGTTGCCATTAAATGGGCTTCTATACCTCGCCCACCAGCACCAACCAGCTTTCACACCTGGAGCTTCCGCCTTGAACGCTTTCAACAGCTTCACCGCATTACTATCAGCAGCAGGTTGAGCATCGAATGTGCTTTCTGCATCAAAAACAAATGCCGGCAGGTGATATTTCAAACATAACATGCCCGCCAGCCTGCCTTCCATTTCCGGGTTCCATCCATACACCGCTGCCCCGCCGATCGGAGTTACTCCCGCCTCGCGCAAAGCCTCGATCAATGCCAGGCATTTTTCACTTGCCCATGCGCTTAAACTCGCGTTATGCAAAATCGCGGAATCAAACCCGGCTCCTGCCAGAGTTTTCGCGATTTTCTTTACATCCCCATCAAAAATGGTTTCGATTGACCAGATATAAATGGATTTTCCGATCATGGTTTTCTCTTTGTTTGTTTACCTGTCTGTTTAAAAGGCACCGGTTCGCATCCCAATCCTTTGATTTGCGTTACCAGGCGATCCGCCCAGTTTTTCCAATCTTCCAGCTCCTGCTCCAATTTATTGATTTGCTCCTGAAGTGGCTCGATCAACGACATGACCGTTTGCCGAATCTGCTCATTCTCTTCAGCTTTTATTTTTGCAGCTTCAGCCTCCGCTTTGGCAGATTCTGCTTTCACTTTATGCCGTTGACTGGCACCCGTGATCAGTGCGCCCGCAACGACTCCAACAACTCCCACGATGGCTGAAATGAAAGCATCCATAGAACTTATCCAGATACAACATCTCGAACAGCTTTTGCATTCTTCACATCGATCGGTTCAGGGCTGTATTTATACGTCAACTGGTTACCGCCGCCTGCCAGAAATACATAGATCAACAATTGCAGCGCCCCGTTTTTCGTGCACAAGATGCCTGGGATCACGTAAAAGTTTGTGCATGTCATGACCAGCATCCCAACAGCCAGCAAAATAATAAGTACCAGGTTGATCAATTGCTTTTGTTCAGATCTCAATTCTGCAAACTGCACACGCATCCCCGGGAGGTACATGAACACCAGCGAAAGCACACCGCCTGCCAGTACGATCAGCACCTCCGAACTGGCTTGTGTGCCTTCCGGGAACATCGCCCCAAAAGCTGCCAGCAAGATCAACAAAGTGACCACCAGAACAACCGCTCCAATTCCGATCCACTTCAAATAAACTTTCATTTGTCATCCTCCAAAGTTGGTTAAAACAAAATCGCCCAAACACTCTCTCACTTTTGAGAAACGTGTCGGGCGGAAACGACTGAATACCGTCTATTTATTTGTCAAAATTAGTATAGCACAAGTTTTTTAATTTGCTGCAGTAAAATCATCAAGATAATTTTTCATGTCTGAAAAATCTGTGTGAACTTTAGCACAAATAACTGTGCCAACTGGGATTACGGATAATTGATCTATCAACTTGGAATCTTCAACATGGCATTGGAGTGAAACATGTTTTGGGAAATATTGTTTCTTATCAAGTGTTGCACTGAACGTAGACCCTAAAACTACAATTTTAGTCTTGGGTTCAAATTGTTCAATGCTCATTTTCCGTGACTTAAGTTCTTCACTCATGGTATTTCCTTCAGGCGATCTTGAGGTGCGAGTAATCCATCAATAGACTTTCCAGTACCTCCAACTTCGATGTATTCCATTTTTTCAAGATCAAATATACCGATTTGATTATATTGCTTTCCTAGGCTAATTGCAAACTCCCGATCTTGAATTAAGACAACAAAATCAAGATACGTTACATCCTCATCCGCATTATACCAAGTACCAATTCCAACTTTTGAATTTCGTGCTAACCCCTCATAAGTCGAAATAAAATTCTGTAACTGCTCTTGCGTGATCTCTTTACCGTTAATTGTCGCTGAAAGATCTGGAAAGATTGACACTGACCTGTAAGGTTTTCCTGCCATATTTCCATGAAATAAGCTGAAAGTTGCTCCATCCTTTTCTCGATGGATCTCCAGAATCTGATCAACCGCTTCCTGAATCGGAATTAACTCCTTCGCTGGATTCTCTCGGTATTTTGCTAACCATTCGTTGGAACTCAACCCCAATTCCACCAAGCTTTTCTCATAACGCATTGATCCCCAGCGTGAATTCGTTGTTTCCCCAACTAGATCAGATAACTTAAAAGCGCCATCCTTATATGCTGCATACTTCGCAGGACCTAATATCTTCATCTGCTCAGTATGAGAGAGGAGTTCGAACGCTTCAATTCCGGTTTTTGGCTGCTTGTCTTTTACCTCATCGATGTTGAACCCCAACTCTTGCCAGCTCTTCATCAACGGCAGCATCGAGCACCTGCCGCAAAAATGATCATTCAGCTTTTCCTCAAACGAGTGCTCCGTTCCATCCATCGCCCAGCAGTTATGCGTTATAATCCCATTAGCAAAATACCATCCGTCGGTAGTCTGTAGGTTATATACATGCCCGCTAAAGCTCCTGATATCAACGTCGAGAATGCGATCCAGGCGTACCTTTCTGGTGAATCCGCTAAGAAAATTGCGCCATATTACGGAATTTGCGCTAAACGCCTGACTGCCATTCTTAAAGAGCGTGGCTTGCTCCGAGATAAGTCTCAGAGATATGCGATTGCTGGAAAAAAGAACGGAAAAATTCGTCATAAAACGCTTGATCTTCCTGATGATGAGATCGCCAAAAGGTATCTTTCTGGTGAAACCGAACAGACGCTTGCCAAAGAATTTGGCGTAAATAGATATGCAATTTCCACCAGCTTGCGATTTACGAATACTCCCAGAAGATCTCTTTCTGATAACTACACCTTGAAAAGCAGTAAAATCCCGCTGAAAGAACGAAAACCAGTTTTTAATGATCATCCCGGACCGTATAAGAAAACGCTGGAACAACGCATAAAGGCTGCGAAAGAATGGGAACAAAAAGCTAAAAATTGGCGGGTTCCTCACGCTTCTACCAGTGAGATTATTTTGTTCAATTTGCTTGTTGGTAAAGGAATGGATATCATCCTTCAACAAGCTGTTGGTCCTTATAACATAGACCTCGGAACCTTTCCCGTCGCCGTGGAAGTCTGGGGTGGTGCATGGCATTTCAGCAAAGATCATACTGAAAGATTCCGCTATTTGTTTGATAATGGCTGGCATCTGATAATTGTTTACGCCGACCCCAAGCTCAGCCCCATCAGCATCGGTGCTGCTGATTACATAGTCACCTTTTTTGAGCATACCTGCCTTGATCCAACCACTCCTCGTGAATATCGGGTGATTTGGGGTAACGGTGAGATATTTTCCGCTGGTCGTTTTGATGACGACAACATCGCCAGAATAGTACCTAGAAAACACTTTTTGGATGCCAGGACCTGAAACAATTGTTTCTCCAGTAACGCACATGGCACATGTTCGCTCATTCCTCGCACTACGCCACTCCCAACCCTTCACCACATGATTATTCGCCTTATACGTTTGCCGGGTGGCTTCCCGGTAACTTCTCAGTGTTTCTGTTCTGGCTATGCGAAGCGCACGCGCCAGATTTCCACCCAGGGCTTCCCGTATATGGCTCGCTGTTCTTGTTGGATTCCATCCCAGCAACAACCCTGTTTGCAAGCCATCAGCCACCAGTTTCCCTGCTTCACCTGGTAGCTGGTTCAACAGGTCTTTCAATGGGCTGCCGTCCTGCAAAAAACCAACCAGATTCTCAAATGCCTTCTTCGGCAGCCGGTTGAACTTCACATGCGCGCCTTCAGGCAACCCCGCATCCATCAACGAAACCGCATTTAGATGCGCTGCCGCGATTGCTTCCTTCTGCCCCTTTTCGATCGCCCCTTCTGTATACTGAGCGAATTTCCTGATCTCCCCTTCGACCTGATTCTGTAACACCTGAAACCTGTCCATTTCATAGATCCACGAAATGGGTGGCTTTCCTCCCGTCTCCGCCAATGCGTAATACTGAGCCGCCAGTTCTTCGATCCGTTTCTGGATCACCCGCCAGGCTTTTCCATACTCGCGCACCATCTGACTGGCAGCAGCGCGTTCGCTATTCAACAGCGCTGTTCTGAATTGATCATTCAGATCATATATCGAGTCAGACATTACTCACCTTTATCAAATGCACCTAATAAGGCATTTGCAAGCAAGGCAGAATCATTCTTCTTCTTTTCCTGTTCGATTTCCGGGTCATAGCCCAATTGTGTCAGTAACGTATCATCTGAAACGCCCAATTGTTTGTCAACCAGCGCTGTTTCTCTTTCCTGCTTTTCATCTTTTGGCAAAATATCCTGCCAGTGAAGTTTCGTGATGTTGTCCGTTCCATACCCGCCGATCTCTAACACCCTCCGGTTCAGCTCTATCAGCATATCCCCATACAGCAACCGCTTCGTTTCTGTTTTCTCCAGCAGCGGACCATACAAAATCTGCAATGCCAGCCCACTCAACCCGCCCACTGATTCCAATTTCCCCATGGTTACTTCCGGTGTCTGGCTCGTCTCATGCAGCGCTTCCTTCAACCGGTCATAAAACTTGATCGAGCTGGACAGATCGGTTTGCATCTCCAGATTATGCAGCTCACCCGCTTCAGAAGGCACAATAAGAGTTTCATCCACCGCAATTCGTAGTTGATCTGCTGAAAAACCCTTTCCCCATGTTTTGGGGTGTGCGTGATACTTCAAAATCCTGCCTGTGTTCGAAACACTGAAATTGATTGCCTTATTGATCTCCAAAATATCCGGCTCGATGTCGCTCATCCCCCAGTATTCATTAGGTGCCGGCAAGTTTTGACATTCCACAATAGGCGGAAAACTATACGCCCAATTTTGTTCAGTCGTGGTCACCCAGCTACCCAGATTTTCCACACTTCCAATCTGATCCTTGATATGCCAGTAAGTTTTCTCCCTCTCGATGATTTGTCGTACAATGATCGGCTTCCCTGATTTCGGATCCTTCGATGGATACTGTATCTTATACGTCAGCACATTCTCCAGATCGTCAGCCGCCAGAGTGACCGAAACGGTCTCAGGATCAACAATGATCATCCTCGGGTATCGAAACTTCGGATCCACTTGGATTTTGATAAAACAATGCCCGCAAACACCCCCGTTCAAAGCAGCTTTTTGCAACAGCGTCATCTTCTTGTTTTGCAGCCAGCAGGCTTTCAGCCATTTCTCTGCTGAAGTCTCTCCCACCTCTTCCAACTCGAAACCAACTTCTTTACCGAACAAGAACGATACACCCTTGTTCACGATCAGTTTGATAAAATTTAGCCGAATGTTATCCTCCATCGCACCGGGTCTTACCTTCAACGGTTTTGGCAAGTTTCCATAATAAGCTTCCCAGGCGGCGCGAAACTGCTCCAGCCGGTTGGTTTCCTCGTTCGCCAGCATTTCCACCTGCGATTCATAAATCAAGTTCGTCATAATCCATACCCTTTCGTTCCCAAATCGATTCAATATATTGCGGTGCTTGCTCATTCGGTGATGTCAGGTCATAAAACGCCCCGCTTGACGCGTCCATCATGTCATCATGCGGCAGATCAGGCTGCCCGTGCATGTGATTTAGATACATCTCGTTCCAGGCACCTTCCAACAACGAAACATTCCCCACCTCGGTTTGTGCAGCCAGTGGCTTCGCTCGAATAAGTTTATCTTTACTGGATGTCACCCCTTTTGCATCAATTCCTGCCAGCATCTTCGTCATTCGCCAGCTCTCGCGCTTTCCCGCGCTCCCTGGTTCCTGCTCCCACCGTGCCCGGTACTGTCGTTTCTCCCTGTCAAACCGCGCCGCATCTTGTTTACTGATATTCTTCACATACTCATCAATTTTCGACGGCGGTAACTGCTCATTCGTCACATCCAAAATGGTATACCCGCCTTCCACCATCAGCATCAAACATGAAGCCGTGTAATCAGGATCATTCTTATTCAATTGTTTTTCCGTAGCCGCAAAATCCCACCGTCTTACCACAACCCCGCCAGCCGGAACTGCATTTACTATCTTGAACCATGCCCGGTTGAATACCTTCCCCGCTGATGGCTTGATCTTCCAGTTTCCACCCCGCAGCACATCACCCAGTAGCCGTTCACGATCCACCAATGGCAGCGCTTTCAAATTCGCAATATACCCGGGATCCTTTTTCAGCAGTTCTTGATTGTCGTAAACTGTCGCAGGTATGAATGTCACGCTCTTTGGTTGAATATCTGGGCACTCTTGCAATGCTGCTTGCTCAGTATCGAACCAGGCGATTTCATCATCCCCACGTCTAATCATCCACCGCAACACCCCGGCGTGGCTCAGATCAGCATACCCATCCTCAGCGATCCACCAGCTTAAAAAGTCCGCCAGCCAGCCAGGTTCCGGGTTGCAGGTTCCCCGGATGTACGGCTTCACCCCGCATGTGGACCTGTTACGGGAGAACATATAAAAGAATTGCCCCGCTGTAAAACTTTCCAACTGATCGAACAGGATCAACGGAATTTGCGAAGATTTCCACGAATACTTATCATCCTCATACTGCATCGATGCAAACGTTACCTTGGCACCAGAAAAAAACTGAAACGACAGATCGTTCTTGTTTGTCTTTGCCCCAATGAGCGAATATAACCCCTGGGCTTCGTCCCACATGCCACCTTCTTTAGTGATCTCCGGGTATGTTCTCCTGAAGATCACTGCCCCAAAACGCGGGTTATGAATATTCCTCAACGGCTCGAGCAGACTGGCAAAAGTCTTTCCCCCGCCGGCGCTCCCCCCAAAGATGCAAATATCCGCCGGAGAACTCAGAAACAGTTCTTGCTTCTTCTGAGGGCGAATCTCAACTCGTTCCATTCAAATCCCCTCTGCCGGTTCTTGCTTCTCGATCTCCCGCCCATTCCCCGGAATATAGATATTCACCTGCGTCTGGTCCAGGTGATGTGTGTCCTCCACCTGGTCAACAAATAACTTCCTCGCTCGTCCGATCTGCACCAGTGCCGTTTGTGAATCGTGCAACTCAAGAATGGGATCCCCGTTTCTGCTCCAGCTCAACCGCTTGATCAGGTATCCATACTCACGGACCATGTCCCAATTCAAACGAATCTTTTTCTCCACAATCACGTTATCTGAATCAAATATCTCAACTTCAATCAAGAAATCCCCCATATTGACCCTGGCTTGTTGTGTCAGCCGGGTCAACACCTCATCCGTCTGCATGGAGATCTCCCTCATCCGCTGATCAATCAACGCTGCAATCAACGGGTTCTTCAACATCCTTGCCCCTTGCTGATCACCGTGTTTGTATCCAGCCTGGCGGGCCGCTTCACTGGGTTTCCAAAGCTGCAGGTAATTCTCCACAAACAATTTTTGTTTTTTCGTCAAAGCTCGATTAGCCATTTTTTACCTGTTAAACGAAAACCGCCTGGTTCGATCTTCTATGACAAAGACAGAACCAGGCGGAAACTGGTGAAATACCGCGTATTAATCTGCATTCATTTTAGCACTGTTTGACTCGGTTAATCAACTTCGCCAGCGTCCGTTCCGATATTGACCAGTGGAACTCTGCACCACAATTCACGCACACACCCCGCAATACCGTAACCACAATAGTATTGATCGCCAGGCATTCCTGATTATCCACGAACACGATTCGCCCGATCACCTTCCCACACCTGGCGCACCGAATAACCTTATTACTCAACAAAAAAATTGAATTTTCCTCATTCGCTATTTCCATTTTTCCGATTTTCGTCTCACATTTTTCACAAATTTCAGTCTCTTCAGCCAATCTACCCTCCTGATTCTTATTTTTCATAACTTTTTCGATAATTCTTGAATCGCTTGAGTATTTGAAATATTGTGCAGTCTGGCATATAAATCCAGAACATCCATCTCTTTTATGTTGCATTTCCAGCATCCACAAATTCCACGCTGTGTGTCAATCCAGAAACTCGGTGTATAATCTTCGTGGAACGGGCAAAGAGTTTTATACCAGCGTCCATCTCTGGATGATTCCTCTGCCCCTCCAATGATACTGAGCAAAGATACTTGATCCCTGATCTTTTTTACTACACCCATTTCAAGATCAACTGCAGAATCTGCCAGTGCCCATGGATCAATTTCAATTGTAGTTTGCTCAGTACAAGTGACAGTTTTTTCTGGTTCTGGAGTGAATTCAGGTGGTAAAACGTCTTCCAATTTTTCAATCTGTAAAATAGGTGCATCTTGATAAACCTGGTACTGATAACCACTGGGATGAATGGACGGTGGGATCAAAACGTACCCACGTTCAGCTTTAATATCCAATAGATCTGAATGATAATTCTTTGCCGGTTGCTTGGTTTTTAGATAAACATGAATACCCCTTCGAGTTTTTACCATATAAGTATTCAGTGGAAATAAAGAAAACCAGAAATTAAAAACATCCATTACATCAAAATCAATAACTACTAATCCGTTTCCAGTAATTAATCCCACGTTTCGCATTTCAGACGGAAACCATTGACGTAATTCGAAATCAGTTGGCAACTGGTTTTTATATGGTTCCCAAGATTTAATACGTGGTTTTTTCGAATAGTAATTAATAGGGATCACAGAAAATCCCTTTTCTACCCAGAATAAAGCTGTTTCATAAAGAGTCATGTTAATTGTTCCCTTTGCGCGTGCGACCTGTGCGACTGAAACCGTCACACTTTTCGTCATTTCTTTTTCGACCTTAAGCACCTGCCGTTAATATATATTTTTCTTAAAAAGCCAGGTTTAAAAGAGTGGGCTTCGAGGTCGCACAGGTCGCAACGGCTATGCGCAAGTTTTTCAAGTAGTTGGTAAAGAGTAAGTTTTAAGCTCCAAAACCGTGAAAAGTCTTGGAAATTAGTCGCACAGGGCGCATTTTGAGCGGCTGGTTGCCCGAAATTCCACTCACCAGGTCTCATGAATCGGCAGGAGGTTGCACGTGAGGTCGCACGATTTCCAATCGAGGTCGCAAAATCTACGCGAAGTTTTTGAGAGGTCGCACGCGTTTTCATGGCATTTTTGGCCCTATACCGTAATACCCTTTTTGATTATTCTGTTGAGCTTTTTCTAATCCTAGTTTTTTACAGGTGGTTGCTAATGCCATTTGGAAAGCTTTAGCAGATGACATTTTGCCTACTCGTTCTTGAAGAACATACATCAATTCTGCTGTAGATGTCCATAAAGTGTTATTACCTGACCGAATTGAATATTTGTCTCTGAGAACAATTTCAATGGGATCCTCAACTTCATATTTTTGGTTATTTTTTTCTGTCTCTTTCTTTTGAATTTCTGTGAATTCAGTATCTTCGCCAATCAAATAAGCAGCGTAGATTTCGCCCCAAAGTTTATTCACATCAATTTTTGTGTACGTTTTCCAGTCAATATGTTTGATCTCGCAAACCATGAACCGACGGCTGCCAGTGGGATCATCCAAAAAACCACCCTCATTGTTGATCGTACCGATCAGATTTGCCAGAACTGGTTTTGTCCGGTCAAAGTGTCCGTAAGGTCGCCGGAATGTCATGTTCTGCATCGTAATCAAGTTTTTCAACGCTTCCCGATCGGATTTTCTGAACGTTGCTCCCAGCTCACCCACTTCCCAAATCCATTTCGTGGTTAGCCTGATCTGAGTGTCCTTGTTTTCAGCATCGATACTACCTTCAGCAAAATAATTTGGTAATTCAGAACAAAGCCATTTAACAAAAAGAGATTTTCCTACGCCTTGAGGACCATCAAGGATCAACATGCGGTTCTGTTTTCCTTCGATCGTTTTCGCCACAGCACCAAGCATCCATTTGCGGAGATAAATGGCAATTAACCGATCTGGATTATCGAAGCAGGCAACCAGTTCATCAAAATAGTGACCACCATCATACGGTAACTTACTGAGATATTCCTTGATGGGGTTATACCGGTTGTCATAAGCGGTTGCCTCAATCGCAACCCGGGCGAACCGTTCATTGGGGCAACCTTTTTCAATCAATTGGTATTCAATCTTGCTGAACAGCTCATCAGTCAATGGAATACCATTTGTTTCCACCTGATCAGTGATCTCGTTCAGTTTAAATTCGTAACCAAAAGACCTCATCCAGGCTACATATTGAGCGATCTTCGAATTTTGTGTTTGTGACTGTTGTTGAGACGTTGAGGGCATCATAGTTTTTCATTTTCCCGAACACCACGCTTAATATCTGCTTTTGATTTTTCTACAGCGGCTTGAACCAGGTCAAACGGTTCGAAAGTGATCAGTTCCAGAATTGCCGCAATGTTAAAAAGAACAACCTGACAATCAGCGGCTTCTTTTCGCAAATTCGCAAAAGTATCCTCAGTTTGATCCCGTAAAGCAGCATAACCGAACCAGACACCGTCAAAAGCAGATCTTGCTTGTCTCCCGGCTCGTTGAATGCAATACTCCAGATCAGTTTCATCCTCTTCGAACCCATCATCACGAACCAGATAAGATAATTCTGATAATTCTTCCTGCAGTTTAGTGATCTGCCTGGCTAAAAACTGCACATCGTTCCAGCCTTCCCGATATCCTCGTTTTTCCGTTGCTTCGAAAACTAGTTTTTGCGCTTGCTCAGTATTCATGGTGTGACCCTGTTTTCCTCTAAAATTTTGCAAACTTCAGTAAGACGCTGAACTTGTCCAAGAAATTGTTCAGATAAACTATAAACATTCATAAAACTTCCTTCATTCTGGTAATATCCAGCCTGCTCCCATTTGCCATTACGAAGCACCCAAACAAGTTGCGAGCCATTTGATTGCCGCTCGATCCCGCAAGTTCTCCCCCCACTCAT